CTCGACAGCCCGCAAATGCGACAGCATTTTAAAAAGCACTGCATCATCGGAACGATTTTATTTGCATTACATTTATGAGCCAACCTATTGTAGGGGCTGGCGCCCTCGACAGCCCGTAAATCAACCGTAATTATGCGGGCAGCACGGGACGTCGAGGGCGCCGTCCCCTACGACAGGTTGACGGTGCTTATAAACGTATTACGAATTACAAATTAAAAATTATAAATTAAAAAGAAAGGGTGGATAATATGTCAAATCTATCACTATTCCTAAAGAAAAATAAAAAAATCAGAGAAAACGTGAAGTATGCGGCTACAAAGTCCCTTTGCGATGAAAAAGGAAATCCCCTTGAATGGGAATTCAAGCATATAACTTCATCCGAATATGATGACCTGTGGGCAAAATGCACAGGTGACAACGGAAAACTGGACTGGAAAAAATTCCGTGAATGCCTTATAGCATCATGCACTGTATTTCCCAGCCTTGACAGTGCAGAGCTTCAGGATAGCTACGGCGTAATGTCGGCGGAGGAGCTTATCCGTGAAATGGTAGATGACCCCGCAGAATTCAACAGGCTCTATTCGTTCATTGATCGAATGGGCGGACAGGAAAATATTGAAAAAGAAGTCGAGCAGGCAAAAAACTGATAGAGGACGGCGGTGAGGCAGCATATGCGCACTATGCGCTGCAAAAGCTGCATATACTGCCGTCTGTTTTTGCGAAAATGGATATACAGGAAAGAGCTTTTATAATGGCATCGATACAATTGAGACTTGATGCAGAGGAAAAGGCGGTGAAAAGATAATGAGCGACATTCGCACAAGCATAACTCTTGTAGATAATTTTTCGGGCACGGCAAAGGGTATGGCGGCGGCTATGGGTGCTACCGTTTCCGAGTGTGAGAAAATGAAAAAGGCAATGGGGACTGCACCTGATATGTCGGGATTCAAAGCAGTACAGGAGCAGGCAGGCGAAATGAAAAGCAGCTTTGGCGGTGCTGCTGACAGCCTTTCAAATCTTATGGTGGCAGCAGGGGGCTATAAGATGATGCAGCTGACAGCGGCAGCTTTCAGTGAGGCAGCGTCTGCGGCTGTAGAATTTGAAAGTGCTATCACAGGCGTATACAAGACGGTTGACGGTACACCCGAACAGCTGCAGGCTCTATCCGATGCGGCAAGGGATATGGCTCTGACTATGCCCTCCACCACTACGGAAATAGCAGGGGTAATGGAATCAGCAGGGCAGCTGGGTATTGCGACCGATAATGTGACTGACTTTGCCAAGACCATGATAGACCTCGGCAATGCAACCAACTTAACGGCAGATCAGGCGGCATCTTCCCTCGCAAAATTTGCAAATATAACGGGAATGTCTGCGGACAATTACCGCAACTTAGGCTCTGTTATCGTTGATCTGGGCAACAACTTTGCAACGACAGAAGCGGACATCGTTAATATGTCCACTTATCTGACATCGGCGGCATCTGTTGCAGGATTTGCGGAGACGGACATTTTAGCACTGTCGGCGGCAATGTCCTCTGTGGGCATCAATGCAGAAGCAGGCGGATCGTCTATGTCCAAGCTCATAAGTGAGATGCAGACTGCCGTTGAAGTGGGCGGAGAGGGCTTACAGGCGTTTGCTGACGTGGCAGGCATGACGGCGGAGCAGTTTAGCGCAGAGTGGGGAACAAACGCTGTAGGAGCGTTACAGGCGTTTATTGTAGGCTTGAACGACGTAGAGAGAAATGGAAAATCTATGTCTGTAGTCCTGCAAGACCTTGACCTTGACGATATACGCATGAGTAATATGCTCAAGGCTATGGCACAGGGCAGTGACGTTATGACTTCTGCTGTGTCAAGGGCGAGTGCAGCATGGCAGGAAAACACGGCACTGACAAACGAAGTGGAAAAGAGATACAGCACTCTTGAAAGTAAAATGCAGACCATGCAGAATGCGGCAAATGATCTGAAGATCAGCGTGGGCGACAGCCTGACCCCTGCTATGGGACTGGCAGCTGATGCGGCTACAGGTCTTATGGAGGGCTTATCGGGATTTGCACGGGAAAACCAGGCACTTACCGCAGGCATTATGGGAACCGTGGGAACACTGGGGACTGCCGTAGGCGGATTTACCACCTTAGCACCTGCAATTACAGCTGTGTCCTCGGCTTATCAGGCGTTTGACAAAGCGTTGTCCCTTAGCAAGATAGGGCTTGTAGTGGGCGGTATATCCCTGGCTGTGGGAGCGATCTCAGGGCTTGTGACTGCTTTTTCCGGTGCAAAGGATGAGGTAGAGGACTATAACGGAACGCTGGAGCAGTGCAGGCGAGAAATGGAAAATACATACCTGGCGCACGAAAAGGCAGTAGAAATGTATGGTGCTGAAAGCTCGGCGGCAAGGGAACTTGAAGGACAGCTGGCTACTCTTAATGCACAGTATGAGAAGGGTGGCGGCAGGCTTGCTGAGTATGCTCAGCGAGCAGAAGAAAATGCTGAAAATCTCAAAAAGTACAAATCGGAATTTGATGATAATATGAAAGGTATCGCTTCCGATTCTTCCGCTGATCTTGCTATGGTGGCACAGCTTCAGGCACTTTCGGACAAGGCAGAAAAGACAAACTCCGATCTGGAGTATATGGGCAGTCTTGCAGAAAAGCTCAATGACAAATACACCTGCGATATAGTAGTGAACTACGAAACAGGTACCTTAGAAAAATTCGACCCTGCCGCTCTGGCACAGGCGCAGGCTGAAGAAGCAGCACGCAGCGGCAGACTACAAGCAGAAGAGCACTTGAAAGAAGGTGCGGCAGAATATCAGAAAATATACAGGGAAAAACAAAGCTATCGCACGACCCCCAGAACCATCCATTACAGTGACGAAGAAAAGCAGGGCATCAAATGGCGGTTCACAGGAGAAAGCTACATATCAGGTGAACTGGAAGCCGCAAGGGAAGCACAGGACAAGCTTAGCGGGTATCGGAAACAGTTCACCGAAGACTACATGGCAATGGGCTACAGTGAAGAGCAGGCGGCAGCTATGGCAGCCGATTATGCAGATCAGCTGGAGAAGCTTGTGTACTCATCCGGTGCTGCCACAGATAAGATCAGGGAAAGTGCCTCAGAGCTGAGTGATGGTGTATCCGGTTCCACTGAAAGGATCACAAAAGCATTAAGCGATGCACAGGCTGCTTACGATGAAATGTACAAGTCTGCGAAGGAAAGCTTTGAAAAACAGTTCAGCCTTTTTGATAAGGCAGCCGCAGACATGGAAATGACCGTGGAAAAATTCGCAGAGGCACAGCAAACACAGCTTGAGTACTGGACAGACTATGCAGATAACGTGGATTATTTATCCGATTTTTCCGCAGAACAGCTGGGAATGACGCAGGAAGCTTATGGAAGATTCAAAGAATTTATCGGAAGCGGTACACAGGAAGCGGCAGGCTTTGCAGCCAATCTCACGATCAAGATCAGGGAGAGCGGTGTTGAATCCGTACAGGAAATGGGAAATACCATGTCGCAGGTGTATGAAAAGCAGGCAGAGGCAAGTGATAAGGTGGCAGAATGGGGCTCAGGGCTGAATGATGCCAACAAGCAGGCTATGGGGCAGCTGCTGGACACTATCAATAATACGGCAAGTGAGGCATTTGCAGCAGGTAAGGGCGTATCCGACAGCCTTGCAGCAGGTATAACCGCAGGCATGAGCAGTGCCATATCGGCAGCTCAGACAGTGGCAAACAACATACAGTCCATACTTAGTAATATCAACATCTCTGTGCCGAATGTATCTATCAACTCTGCTTCCGATGCGAGAATGTATTTAAGCGGTGCATATGCGACAGGTACGCTTTCGGCTGCTCCCGGTCTGGCTCTTGTAGGTGAGAAGGGTCCAGAGCTTGTAAATTTCGGCGGTGGTGAGGTGGTATATACTGCCGACGAAACAAAGCGCATGATGCAGGGCATGACAGATGTGTATATTCCGCAGAATATAAGTGAAGCTATGAGCATGAAGGAGCCGGAATGGAACAGCTCATGGAAGGACAGCAAGGGCGGCTCACAGGACAGGACGATAAACATCAACATAGGCGGCGACACTATCAGAGTACAGGGAAATATCTCCCATGATGATGTGTGCCGTATACTGGCAGACAGGATAAAGCCTGTGCTTGTGGATGCCCTCAGTACAGAGATATTTGAGGAGGGAGAGGGAAGCTATGAGTATTAGTGCATAAATGCACTGAT